CCCACTCTGTGAGGCCCTTATATTTATCTTTAAGAAAATCGTGAACCGAAGATTTTGGAACCCCTGTTGCGGCAGAAATCTGCCTTATAGACTTCCCAGCCTTTTGCATTATAAGAGCAACCTCTTTCTGATATTCCTCCATCTAACCTCCAGTATTTTGAAAGAATTTACCTATTTTATTTATAAATGTCCTTGTGCCTTTACGAGATTTTCATTGGCAAACTTTTCACCTAAATCCTTGACAGAATAATCACTTCTGAACTTTCTGAATGATTTTTTATCCATATCCTCTAGTTCTCTCCACAGATCTGGAAAATCGTTGTACAAAGAACGTAGCTCACCAATACGGGATAACGGACAGCACCAGCAAGAAACACGACAAAACTTCTCGTATAAACCACCCCAATCAAGACCTCTTGAATAGCAGTAATGCAAAGCCTCTTTTCCTGTTATTTGCCATTCAATAAGAGGATATTTTATATTTCTACCCTTATTCTTCAAGGCTCTTTCTTTTTCATCAAACGCAATACCGTGAAATTCGGTAATATTGGAAGGGATGAGGTGAGAACCGCCTCTTTTTCGTGGATCGTACCGTGCTGAAGCAAGAACTTTTCCATAAGACTCTTGCTTCACAACGCGGTACACCACCTATTACGAAAATCGGGAAAACCATACCCTCTTTCCCCTTTTCTTTTACCTCTTGTTTTTATATGTTCGCCAAACCAGTAATCAAAGTCGATTTTTACAATCTCAATCTCTATAGGAATGATCATCTCTTGGACTTTTTTTATGTGTTCATACATTTGCGGAAATTCTTTTGTAGTATCAACACAAATAACCCTATCAACAGGTATTCCTCTTTCCAGCATCATTAACAACATAGCCGTTGAATCTTTTCCGCCGCTAAAGCTAACTATATTCACCTTGTCTCCTCCTTATAAACCCTAAGCCTGTTACCGGCCACACTGCCGTAGAATGCAACCATGATTGTACTCCAACCGCCATCCGTTTTCAATTCAGTATTTTTTACGATATCCTCTCCGATATCAAACATTGTCATGCTTTATTGTAGGCTTTTATAAATAACCAGAATAGTTTACCCTGTTTTACCTTAAGGAATGCAAATATGGTACTGGTAGTGGGATTCGAACCCACACCTTTTAGCATTTTAAGTGCTATGCCTCTGCCAAGTTGGGCTATACCAGTATTATGCTTATTATTTTATTTTGAAAGGCCATATGTATACACATATATATATACATATATATATGTATAGAGCAACCAAAATGGTTAAATAAAAAGGTGTTTTGTGGAGACACCAAACTCCTCCAGTTTTAGTGATCTGGCAACAATAAGCGGTGTAGGTGCTCTTAAAAACACGTACTACCAAGCATATAAATGGTCTAGGGGATTTCACCAAACACAGGGTGTTATAGGAGGGATCTTTCCCTAGACTCAGTAAAGCTCCTGACAGGACTTGAACCCGCAACCCAGTGCTTACAAGGCACTTGCCCTACCAATTGAGCCACAGGAGCAAAACAGAGGGAGAAGGATTCGAACCTTCGAATGACGGGACCAAAACCCGTTGCCTTACCGCTTGGCTACCCCTCTAAATTTTTTGGCTCCGGTGATAGGATTTGAACCTACATTCACAATGGTTAACAGCCATTTGCCTTACCAAATCGGCGACACCGGAATGAACTTTTATTTGTTATTAGTATTGCTTTGCTTCATTCTAAATGGTCTCGGTGATTAGATTTGAACTAATGATTATTCCTGCTCCCAAAGCAGGTGCCATACCAAGCTAGGCGACACCGAGACATGTGCGGTGTAAAGGGCCGCAAAAAGACGATATTACCATCTGTGTTCGAATGTCTCATCAAAGCTGTCTGCGGCAACAGAACACGCTGCCGCACCAACGACATATCTTACATCACAATTTCCAATTCCTTCAAGTTCAACAACAACGTTGTTGTTTTCATCCACAAACGCCTTTGATTTTGTATAGCTGCGTTTACAATCTTTGTGAATCAATGTTCCGTCATCATAGCACCTTGGAAAGTATACAACGCGGGTGCCCACCTCGAAGCATGTGTTAAATAGATAGATAGTTCTTTCTATTTTTCCAATCTCCATTGTCAAACCCCGTGTGTTTTGTTTATGTCGTTTCGTTAAATACAATCTATCAATTTTGAGGGTTCTTGTCAATAGTTTTTTTGAAATTTTTGTTGAACGCTGATTTGCTACGCGGGTACAGCGTTCGAAACCTCGATAGCATCCTTGCCGTTGGCAAAGCTGTCAGGAGCCGCAGGAGGAGAATTGAACTCCTCTGGCATCAACACGCAGTCACCACAACTACATCTACCGTTACGGGTATGGCTCCCCATCCTAGTCACCTGTTGATACCTTATAGGTTCAGCCCTACCAAGGGCACTGCGGCCTAAGCGGGTTGGTTGGTGCAGATTTTGAGAATGTTGCAAGCAATTAACTTATGAGGAATCTGCCCTATTGCCCTCAAACAACTTGCCCAACCCACAAAATAACGGTGGCATCAGCAATTCCTGTTATGCACTTACCAGCACGGCTCGACCGTTATGTATTTCTGAATTACGCAGTTGACATACGTCTTACACAAACACAGAACTTTATAACAAAGTTTATCACCCTCTTGTCAGAAGTTTGCGTTCGAGCCTGTGCGAGTTTCTGTCAAGAAATCATGTAGGCTCAAACAAGTTTTATGTTTGATTTGTTCAGAGGGGTAACTAGTAAATTACCTCTGAGAAAACTGGTGCCCAATGCAGGACTCGAACCTGCACGCCATTTCAGGCAGGAGGGCGTGAACGTACCCCCGCCTATAGAGGCGGAAGCTTCCTGCTTCAGCGAGAACAGCACCACTATCTCCAAAGAGTTATGGCGAATTACACTCTCTCCACAGGCGTAGATTCCCGTGCGACCCACGGTACTTTATGAGTTACGCTAGGCAGATATTCGCCTAGCTTCTTCTCTAATATTTATTGCAGCGTTCTTGTCACGGTTATGATGACTGCCACACCCAGGGCAATCCCATTCCCGCACAGATAAGTCTTTTGTATCATTGTTCTGGTAGCCACAGACATGGCACAGCTGACTGCTTGGATACCATTTGTCTATCTTGATAAGTTGCTTACCCTGCCATGCAAGTTTGTATTCCAGCATACTTGTGAACATGCTCCAGCCATTGTCGGATATGGATTTACCAAAGCTGAAATTGCCACCCTTCTTTCGCTTCGCCATGTCCTTTACGCTAATGTCCTCTATGCCAATCGCATCATAGCGGTCTGCAAGATAACGAGCTTTCTTATGCAGGAAGTCGCGGCGTTGATTAGCAATTTTCTCATGGAGTACAGCCACACGCAGTCTTTGTTTATTCCTATTACGGCTCCCTTTTTGTCTCTTGGAGAGTTTTCTTTGTGCCTTGATCAATCTCTTTTCGGCTTCCCGTAAGAAATTTGGATAATCGGCGTTGTCCTCATCGGAAGCAACATACATCCCGTGCATAGCAAAATCCAATCCAAGAAAATTCTTCGGTATGATGGGAAGTATTTGGTTTTCATACTCCACCAAAATACTAATATAGTATTTTCCTGACGGTGTTTTACTTATGGTTACAGTCTTTATGGTGCTATTCTCCATCAATGGACGATGCAGACACAGCTTTACCCAACCTATTTTCGGCAGCTTGACTTTGTTTCCCTCGATTCTTACAGAGCCATGTTGGTTGTTCGTAGAATATGAAGCATGACCCGCTTTCTTCGACTTGAAGCGTGGCTTGCCAAAATGCTTCCTATTGCTCCAAAAGTTGTTATACGCCTTGTTCAGGTTTATTTGGGCATTGGCGAGAGCAAGGCTGTCAACCTCTTTCAGCCAAGGAAACTCTTTCTTGTACTGTGCAGGTGTGTTGTTCAGCCTCTCTCCTGTTTCCTTATAGTAATCAAGACGATCTCCAAGCATCTTGTTATAGATGAATCTGGCACTGCCGAAAGTCTTGGCAAACATAATCTTCTGTTCAATTGTCGGGTTGAGTCTATATCGGTATGCCTTATTCACTATAATCACCTGCCTTGATTTTCTATGTATTTACGAATTGTCTCAAACGGAGCAATTATCTGGCTCAACTACTTACGTAAATTCGCCAGACCCGCCTTCATCCCCCACCTTAGAGGTGGAGGGCTTCTGGCGGATTAGGTTAAACCTCGTGTGTCTACCAATTCCACCAATCGGGCTAAAATCTTTGGTGCCTCAGGCAGGATTCGAACCTGCACGGATCTCTCCACTTGGTCCTAAGCCAAGCGTGTCTGCCATTCCACCACTGAGGCTGAAATTTTAATTAAAGTGTATGGGTCGCATTCTATGCGCTTGAACATTCTTCACCACACAGGGTGTGTAAATGGGCACATATCGACATCTCCGCAGGCACGGTGTTTTAACACACCACTGAAGGCGGTCTATTTATTAAACTACCATACACCCTCTATAACCCGCCTAGCCACCACTGTCAAGTGGTAATTATCCGATTGCCTGACGGGGCCGGTGAGTATTCTGATGTCTCTTATCATGCATAATAGCTGTGATCCGTCGAAAGAGAGAGTGAACAGCCGAGACAGCTATGCAGGCGTTAACGTTCTTATTATATAGCACAAGAGAAACACTTTGTCAAGCTTTTTATAAAAATATTTTTAAAAATGGTTGTTTCGCTATGCATAGTTATAATTTAATGCCTAGAACAGATAATAAAACCGGATGAGGAGCTTCTTTTCATCTAGGATGTGTCTTCCGTGACTGATAGGCTTTCCGGCGTGTTAAGAAGACTATAATAAACAACCTCGCTCTTGTCAAGTGTTTTATTCGTCCTTACCTCGCTTTTCATTTTCTATCCCTATTCCCTCTGTTTGTCAATACCTTATTCTTATCTAAACACAAGATATATATTATATATATATATTATATAAATATACTATATATAATATATATATAATATATTTATATACTATATATTTATATAATATATATATAATATATTTATATAATATATATATACTCCTACTCACTACGAGACACATACATAATATATACATTAACCCTTCCTGCAAAGGAAGCCGTAGGATACCATAAAAAAGGGATTTTGTCAAGCATTATTTTAAGAAATGTTAAAAATAATTTTTTAGCTTAGTCTCTACTTTTTACTTGACAAAAAGACTTTGTTGTGTTATAACATAATAGAGGCTAATTTTATATGGAGGAAAATATGATATACACATATAGGTGTTCAATCTGCAACAAGCTTTTTACCTCGCACGAGGATGTATACGACGTATACTTAGAAAACTTTGTTTGCCCAGAGTGTCTGCGTGAAGGGAATATCTCCGCTGTCTATGGTGAGGATTTCTTAGATTCACTGGACATATTCGACAACCCAGAAGATCTTTAATAGAGTATTTTATCAAAAAATAATCAAATAAAGACTTGACAAATGGTTAAAAGTGTGTTATAATAGGTTTTGAATTAATAATTAAAAATGATAATGAATTTCATTGTCTTTTGTAATCTTCTAAGATGCCTTAAACAGGCATCCGAAAAGTATAGGGGAGTTTCCCTCCTTTTCTCCCCTATAAAATATTAACAGGAGGTAATATGGCTAGGCCGAAAGGTACAACAAAAGAGGTTCTTATGAACAGGAAGCTTCTTGCACAACTAGACATTATCAAAGAGAAGGTGTCTGATGATGTTGTAGAGGCTTATGAAACGCTGGCCTCCCTGATGAGAGATAAAGCATCCTCTTCAAGTGTAAGAAAGGGTTCAGCGGAACAAATCATTGGTCTCCACAAATCTTTTTGCAAGGAAGCAAGCGGCGATGTTGAAGATGTAGAAGAAGTAATGGAAGACGGTATGGCTTCTGGCGGGGGTATGGGTAAAATACTCAGCCTGAAAATGGTAGGAGGAGGCAATGACTAAACTTGCACCTGCATCAAGAAAGCAAGAAATGATGCTGGGTGCTGATGCCCAAATTACGGTAATTGGTAGATAACTGCCCTGTACACAGGAAACTGTGTATGTGTATCTCATTAAAACGGGGAACCCTAAGTGTACACGCATAAGGGAATCCCGTGACTACACAGGCCGAAAAGGAGTAGGCATGAAAAATTTAGGATCTATAGAAGAAAGACGCATACTTCTATATCCAATAATTTTTCTTGGGAGTAGTTGTAACGACTAGTTCATAAGAACGTAAGACACAAGTAGTTCTTGAATATAAGGACAAGGTGTTTGAAACATGAGACACCCTAACAAGTAATGTTGAGGGTGAAGAGATAGTCTGAACTGTATAGAAATATACAGCAGGAGAACATTTTAATGTTTTTCCGGCAGATGCCTTACGAACATCTGTGAACATTTTGGGTGCCGCCGGTTCGGGAAAGTCATACATAATGAATATGATACCTTTGAGGTATGTCGATTGCCCCAACTTTAGGGGGATTGTCTTCCGAAGGGAAACGACACAGCTTACAGGTGAAGGAGGGATGTGGGATACAGCAACGGAGATATACTCTAAGCTTCCTAAAGATATCAGGCCCAAGGTATTAAAACACAACCTGAGAATGATTTTTCCGAATGGGGCAAAAATTAAGTTTTCACACATGGAAAATGATAATGATTTCAGGAAACATCAAGGGTTAATTAGTAGCCCCTTGTGTTGGTGACAGCGCAAGCAAACTAACCTAATTCGGTGGAAGCCCAAACATGTAGGATGTGGGTGATACCGAGCAAGCCACGGCGTGTGTAACGACTAGTTCTTAGGAACGTAGGCCCAAGCGGGTCGAAACGGTTAGCATCTTATTAAGATGAAGATATAGTCTACTCTGCATGGAAACATGCAGCGGACACTTTATGTGTCGGGCAGATGTTAGCGCCATCTGTTGAATATTATGTACAATATACCCTGATATGCTTTGATGAGGCAACACATTTCACTTTCCAACAAGTTGAATACTTAATGTCACGTATGAGAAGTAAAAGTAAATACACTTCTCGTATGGTTCTGTCGTGGATTACGCGACATGTATGGCGAAAGCTGTACTGGCAACTGTGTGAACTCAGGGAAACCTTAGCTGCTGCAATTGGGCAGAGGAAGAAGGCAATCCTGAGCGAAGCCTTCCCATCAGGGAGGAACGTGCAACGGCCATCGAAAGCGCAACACCTGTTGCAGTGAGTAGAGTACATCACACATGTGTGGTGGAAGCGCACAGCCCCTAACAGGTAAAGCTGAGGGTGAAGATATGGTCTGAACCTACAGAAATGTAGAAAATATTAACAAATACAGGATAATAGGTAACCCAGATCCTGATAGTTGGCTTTTGCCTATGGTAGAGTGGTACTTAGATGAACAAGGATACCCAGACCAGTCTAAAGATGGGGTTGTAAGATGGTTCATTAGAAAGAATGGTGAGTTTATCTGGAGGGATACAGAAGAAGAAATCTATAGAGATTTTGGAACAGGTCCGTCTATTAGGCCTGTATCCTTTACATTCATCTCTGCAAACATCTATGATAACCCCATTATGATAGAGACCAATCCAGACTATCTTGCAATGCTTGAAGGCCTTAACGAGGTTGATAAGGCAAGATTACTACACGGTTAACAGTGGCCGCATATAGTAGCGATATTATATGAAAAATTGTGTGAATTCAGGGGACACCTAAACAGGCAACGCTTTGTGCTGTAGGCAATCCTGAGCGAAGCCTTCCCATCGGGAAGGAACGTGCAACGACCATCCTGAGTAGGAGTAGGGCCAAGCGGTTCCGAAGCGCACAACATCTCATTGAGATGATGATATGGTCTGATCTATATGGAAACATATAGCTGACACGGTTTATATTACGTGTCGGGCACGTCTTAGCGAGGCGTGCTGAACAAAATGAACTGGTATGCTAGACCACAGGATAGTGGATACTTTAAAAGAGATTGGGTGCAACGTTGTGTTGAAGCACCTGCTGACACAAAGTGGGTACGTGCTTGGGATAAAGCGGCTACAGAGCCGAGTGACACAAACCCCTCACCTGACTATACAGCTTGTATAAAGATGGGGAAAGATAGAGCAGGAAACTACTACATTGCTGGCGATTTTGTAGAAGAAAACTATGATGAAGACAGTAAGACATATGGCAGGTTCAGGAAAAGAGCAGGCGCAAGAGATAATATCATCTTGAAACAGGCACTTGCTGATGGCCATGATTGTGAGGTTGTTCTTCCTCAAGACCCCGCTGCTGCGGGTAAGACGGAATACATTGAATCAGCAAAGAAATTAATAGAGCAAGGTATCCGTTGCAGAAAGGATGTGGTTGCATCTAACAAATCTAAGCTAATAAAGTTTTCACCGTTTTCTGCATCATGCGAGAATGGGCTTGTTTACATCTTGGATGCAACATTTACTCAAAAAACATTGAATGCATTTTATACAGAGCTTGAATCTTTCAACGGAGAAGCAAGCACAAGAACACGGAAGGATGATTGGGTTGACTGTACAGCAATGGCATTCAACTACTTATCTAAGAAGAGTGTGCTTCCTAACTTTACACTAGATGAGTGGGGAGGTACATCGGTAAAAACACCCCTCTCAATTGTGAGGGCCAACTTTCATTAAGGAGGGCACTGGTGGTAAAAGAGGGCAGCAAGTCTGCTACAAAAACAACCACTTCTAAGAAATTCAACCTATCTGAAAAAGGGTATATAGGACTTAATCAGGTAAATGGCCGCATTTATGAGGAAAGTCGTGATGCTTTAAGGTTCCCTAATGCGACAAAGACCTTTAAAAAGATGTCCTATGATCCTGTAATATCCGCTGCCAATTCCACAATAGATCTTATGATAGGACGTGTGCAGTGGTTCTTCGATGTTCCTGATACAGCCAGCGATAAGGCAAAAGAAGCAGCAGAATTTTTAAATTACTGTATGAACAGCATGGATATGGGAACATGGGAAGATTTCATTACTGAGTGTGGTAGCTATAGACGTTACGGCTTTCACATAGCGGAAAAAGTCTACAACAAGGTTAAAGAAGGGAAGTGGAAGGGTAAGTATAAGTGGAAAAAACTACCAACAAGAGCACAAGACACCATTGAAGAGTGGGTCTTTAGTAAGGATAACAGGGAGCTTTTAGGCTTAAAACAGTCAACAAGAAATGTGACACACCCGCTGGCATTGAAAAGCCTTACAGGCTATATAGAAATACCAAGGTCAAAATTCATACATTTTGCCTACGACGGGTACAGAGATAACCCAGAGGGAAGAAGTCCGTTGGTTGGTGCCTACATCCCTTGGACATATAAAACACTTATAGAGGAATATGAGGCTGTTGGTGTGGCCAAAGACCTTGGGGGTATTCCTCTTATAGGTGTGGATGTTGATTACCTTGCTAAAGCACAGGAGAACCCTGCATCAGCAGAAGCCGCTGTTGTAGAGGCACTGAAGCGTGATGCAGCAAATATGCATTCAGGTGATCAATCCTACATGCTCCTTCCTCTTGCTTACACACAGGATGGGGGGAAACCACTCTTTGATTTTAAACTTGTTGGGGTGGATGGTGGTTTGCAAATAAGCCACGGTAGATGGAAACATCTATAAAAATAAACCTATCTAATTGCTGGGAAGTCTTGTTAGGCTTAATGTACAATACAGAGTGGTGACACTCTGCGATACTGTAAAAATCATTAAGATAGAGATAATCAGCAGCTAAGAACCTAGAAAACCGAAGATCAGTAGGGAGAGAAGAAATGGAAGAAGAGTTTGTACCAAGTCGTAAATATCCGCCGTTCGCTGCAAATGCAAGCGGACAGATAAAGAATTTAAAAACCGGTAAGGTTAGAAAACAAACCGTTGCTGCAAACGGGTATGCTTATATTGGCACAAGACAAGGGCTTATTCTGGCACACAGAATTGTGGCTGACTGCTTTATTCCTAACGAGGAAAACCTAGAGCAGATTAATCATAAGAATGGTGTAAAAACAGATAACAGGGTTGAGAACCTAGAGTGGGTTTCAAGGTCTGAGAACATGAAACACGCAGCCAGAAACAACCTTCTTGTGTGGAACGGAAAAAGCGGTGAGGAAAGCAACCTCACTAAACATGAAGATTCGCTTGTACACGCTATATGCGCTGATCTACAGACAGGTCTCAGAAACAAAGACATAGCGGATAAATACAACCTTAAGACCTCTTACATAAAAGAGATTAGGTCTGGAAGGTGTAGAAAAGATATCTCTGTGCAATACAGCTTTAGAAAAAGAAAAGATAGTCTTTCTTATGAAACCATTGTTTGGGTTTGTAAGCAGATTGCAGCCGGACTATCTACGAGACAGATTCTGGATAGGAGTACAAACAAAAGAATAACAAAGGATACAATTAAAAACATCAGATTAAAAAGATCTTATGCTGAAGTGTCCTCTTCCTATTTCTAGGTTAAAGTTCAACGACTAGTTCTTAGGAACGTAGGCCAGAAGTCTGGCCCAAACGGTAGGGTTCCTCCAGTGCGGCTGAGGAATAAGATATAGTCTAGTCTGTATGGAGACATGCAGGTGCAGGTAAAGCTGCCGGAAAGGTCTAACGAGCCTTTTTGAATACTAAACGGGAAAGCAATATAATACTGATGATATTATAAAAAGAAAGCAGAATGAAATATTAATCTTGTATCTTGCTGATGTTTTAAAGCTTGGTACAGACACGCACGGCAGTTTTGCGCTTGCTGATAGCAAGAATGCTTTACTCGGCTTTGCTATTGACCGCCATTTGAAGTTTATAGCTCAAACATTAAAAAGAGATTTGGTTGTACAAACCCTGAACATAAATGGTTTCGATCTCGATAAAAGCGAAATTCCCACTCTCCAACACACAGAGCTTGACAGTGTAGATATAGATGTCTTTTCTAAGTTTATCCAGCGTGTTGCTGCTGTTGGATACCTGCCGCGAACACCGGAGCTTATCAACGAGGTTCTCAAGAAGGGGGACTTCAAATATCGTATAGATGAAGAGATGAGTAACGAGGAGTTTGATAAACTCTTTCCTGAGGCTGTTTCAAGATCGGGTGATGGGATGAAGAGTGCAGGAGAAGGAACGTCAAACAAGGTGGGTGGTGCAGATAACAGTACGTCAAACAAGGAGAACGCTTAAATGGGGAATATAAATAGGGTACTAAGCTATTTTGAAAACAAACCTCAGCTTATTGAGCCTAAAACAGCGAGTACCATTCTTGAATTTCTTGAACTAAGAAACAGCAAAGGTTTTGAGGCGGATAAAAACAAGCCTGAAGCCTTCACCAAGAAGCACTTCGATTACAAAAAGAATGTCGAGGGTAAGAGGGTATCCAAGAAAACAGCAATAATGAATATTGAGGGACCTCTTACATATAAAAAGACAGGGTGGGAGGCCCTTTGTGGAGGATGCTCTTATCAGGCAATCCATGAAGGTGTTGCACAGGCCATTGAGGACGGCATTGAACACATTGTTATGAATGTTGATAGTGGTGGGGGGGAGGCCTACGGTGTTTTTGAAACAGCCGAAGAAATAAGGAAAATGTGTGATGATGGAGGTGTTAAGCTAACAGCCTACGTTGACGGCTTGTCTGCATCTGCCGCATATGCACTTTCCTGTGTTTGTGATGAGGTTGTTGCTAACAATTATGCTGAAGTGGGTTCTATCGGTGTTGTAACTCGGCTTGTGAATAGTACAGAAGCACAAGAAAAGGCGGGGTATAAAACAACATATATCTATGCAGGCGGAAACAAAATTCCCTATGACACAGACGGAGGTTTTAGGGATGAGTTTTTGAAAGATATACAGGCAAAAGTGGACAATCTTTACGATGCCTTTGTTTCCCATGTAGCTGAAGCAAGAGGTATGGATGAAGAAAGTGTGAGAAACACAGATGCTAAAGTTTTTACAGCAGTAGAAGCAAAAGAGAAGGGGTTGGTGGATAAGATTATGTCTAAGGATGAATTTTTGAATTACATAATGGAGGAAGACGGAATGAGTGCAAAAAAGCAAGGGGAAACCCCTGTGGCTGAAGCAGAAGAGCAGAAGAAGGTAGAGATGGCTGATACCGGTATCGACGCAAAAGCTATCAAAGAACTTATGGCCCAGAATGAGCAGCTTCGCAAGATGAATGCTGAATTTTCTGAGAAACTAAATAAGCTTGAAGAGCAGAAGAAGGCAGAATATAAGCAAATGGTGCAGGATGCTGTTAATGGTTATAGCTTCCTAACCGAAGAAAGCAAGGTAGGGCTTACATCCTTCTTGATGTCTAATAATGATGCTGTCTGTGTTATTAATGCCCTTAATGAGGCGAGCAATGCGCTGGCTGCTGCCGTAGAGGAAGAAAAAGGTCACGGTGCCGAGTCTAGCACCACAGGCCCAGAAGATGCCATGACCGCTGCCCTTAAAAACGTACTGAAGAAATAAGGAGATATAAATGACTAAAGTTGCAACAACAAATGCTTTTGTTACCGATGTTGTAAAGAAAGAACTTTGGATGGAAGAAAAATGGTGCCGCGAGGTAGGTACTGTTACGGTTGTTGATGGTATGGATGTTGGGCAGGTTCTTGAGAAATCTGGTGATACTTGGGCCGCCATTGCAGCCAACCCCACAGGGCAGGTAGGCATTCTTGTGGATGAAACTGTTGTTGAAAAAGACGCAGGAAACCACACCCTTGCCGTTCTTGTTGGTGGCCCCGCTGTTGTTTTTGCCGGTGCACTAACCCTTGGAGGAACAGCCACTGAAGCTGCCGTTATTACAGCACTTGAAACCGCAGGTATCCGCGTAGATAAATAAGGAGATTTAGATGGCCGTAAGAGATTATAACAACTACAATAGAATTATTGACCGCACCGAGATGGTGCAACTTATCCCCAACCAGGCAGGCTATATCAACGATTCTGGCCTGTTTGAAGGTGAAGGTGTCGCTACAGAAACTGTAATTTTTGACCGTGAAGAAACCACTTTCAGTCTTCTTCCCACTGTAAATCGCAGAGGCGGTGCACCAACAAAGCGTAAAGAAAACAGGGCAGATACTTTTGCACTTGTTCTTCCTTACTTCCAGACCACAGACCTTATTACAGGCTCTGATGTTCAGGGCCGGAGAATGGTTGGAACAGATGCAGACCCTGAAACTGTTGCTAACGTTATGGCTAAGAAGATGCGTAGGATGCGTCTTGAGGCGGATCAGACGAACGAATACATGAAGCTACAGGCACTGAAGGGTAAAACTGTTGCACCGGATGGTACTGTTATCGCTGATATGTTTACCAAGTTTAATCTTGACCCTGCTGATTATACTTTTAACTTTAAGCTTGATGACGCCACTACCGATGTTGATGTAAAGGTGGCCGAGTTTAAACGTGCCTTTGTTCGCAGCGCAAAAACAGGGCGTATGGGGGCAATCAATGCCTTGGTTAGCCCTGAGTTCTTTGATAAGCTTACCTCGCATGAGAAGGTACAGGAAGCGTACAAATACTATGCTGCAAATGTGAACCCGATGCGTGATGATATGCAGCGTATGACTGCATACGGCATTGTGGATGTCTTTGATTATAAGGGTGTTCGTTTTATGACCTATGATATCGACTTCCCGATGCCTGACGGTACAACTCAGTCTGCATTTGATTCCAACACAGCAGTAGAGGGTGGTAGGACATTTGTTACCGGTCTTCCTGAAGTCTATCGAACTGTGTGGGGGCCAGCAAACACGCTTGAAGGTGCGAACCAGATTGGGCAGGAAATGTTCATGTATCAGTATACCGACCCCAAAGGAAAGTTTATTGAGCTTGAACTTGAAATGGCTCCTCTGCACTGGATGAACCATCCGCAGCTTTCTTGGAACCTTATTTCCACAGCTACCTAAAGTCTATGTATGGCTTTTAAGCGGATAATAAGAAAAAACAAAAGCCACATAAAACGCGCAAGAGGGGGAGGGAGGAAGGCTCCTCCCCCTTTTTCTTTAGGGGGGAAAATGCCTAAAATAGTTATGACAACATCTGTTTCCTTTATCATTCCCCTTATTATATCTTTCGTAGGTACTTATTATGCTTTAAAAGAGAATGATGCCCTTACAGAGATGCGTATTAAGAATATAGAAACCACTGTGTCTGGTGTTTGTAGCGACATTAGGCACCTTAAAAAAAGCAACGAAGATATAAAGGCCAGTTATCGAGAGATAAAAAAAGATACAGAGGTTACAAAAGACACTTTCAATCGTCTGAACATTACACTTGAGTCTTTGAGTGAGAGCCTTCAAAGCATGGCTATAAGTATGGGAAGGATGGATGAAAGGCTTAAAACAATAGAGGAACGGAGGGGTAGGTAATGGATTTACTTATGCAATTAAGGGTATTGATCGGGGATATCTCGGAACCATATATTCTTGATGATGATATCTTACAATACTACCTTGATAAAAATGGTGGGGATGTTTCTCTAACAGCTAAAGAAATCATGCCTATAATCCTTGTCAATCTCTCTACAACCTCTGTCAGGGAGAGAGAGGGTCAAGTAGAAATCTTTGGTTCCGAAAGGGTTAAAAACTATCTCGACACCCTTGAGCATCTTAATAGCGCAGGAAGTAGCCTTACGAAGAATTACGCACCACCTACAATTGGTGGGGTAAGAAAGTCAGAAGTAGAAAGGGTTAGGAAAGACCCTGAAAGCGTTTCTTGTGGTTTTAAAATAGGTATGTTTTCAGAATGACATCTCTTAGCCTAAACCTCAAAGGTATACGAAAAGTAGAAAGGGGGATGTTAAAAATAGAGGAAACATCCTCTGGTGCCGGTTTTTTCAAAGACCAAATGCATCCAGAACATGGTATTCCTCTTGCAACAATAGCATATAAAAACAATGAAGGCTTTACAACACCGGAGGGGAGGAGGGTTCCTGCAAGACCTTTCTTTGATTACGCCGTAAATACGTGTGACTCTGTTGTGGCTGATCCTTTTATAAGGGGTGCAGGAAAAATTGCCTCAGGGGATAAAAGTGTTCGGGGAAATCTTAAAAATGCCGCTGATACTATGGCTGAATGGATATCGATGTATATCAAATCTGATGAACTCTATGAGCCAAACGCACCATTTACTATAAAGAAAAAGGGATTTGATAAGCCTTTAACGGAAACAGGGTATCTCTCTGAAAATGTTGAGGGGAGGTTGTTATGAAGTGGAGACCAAAGCTTCTTCCAAGAAGGGAGTTTTCTGCAATTAGGACAAACTCTATTCTTGATGAATATAACCTGAGTACAAAAGTAGAAGAACCGTTCTCTGTGGAAAACAGTTCTGCACCTCAACCAGTCACTGTGGATGACAATATACCTCTCCCAGAAGGGCTTGCTAATGCAGAGCTGTATAAAATATATACTACAACACCCCTTAGAGGTGTTAAGGTTGGAACAACAGAACTAGCCGATACAGTGATTGTGGAAGGGGAAAAATACACCGTTGTAAGAAGTAAAAAATGGAGTGCAGGCTTACTTGACCACTATGAAGTATATCTTGCAAAGAATCCCAACTGGTAGGTTTTATGGATATTGAAAAGGATACATACAAGGTTTTACACAATTTCATAACTCAGGCTATAGGAGAAAAGCCCTATCTTATGGAAGAGGGGTTTGTAAGGCCAACAGGGGGGTATGTTGCTTGCAAGCTTATGAACGTGAACAAGCTTACAACTGGTTCACACAGGCTGCCACCAACAGACTCTTCAGGTGTTGAAAGATTCGCTGTAGAGATGCTTCTGCGTTGGCATATCCATGCATACAGGGAGATGAGCATGGAGAAGCTAGCGGCTATAGCCTACAGGCTTAATGATAGGAATGTAAGAAACATTCTATCAGATGGTGGTCTTGGTTATAAGGGCCACTCTCAAATAACACAAACAACAATATCTAGGGATGGGGTAGAAAGAGAAAAGCAGGCATACTTTGTTGTAGATTTTTACTACGTCTACGAGGATACTGTATTTGTTGGCAAAGAGGTACCTTCTGTCATTGAAGAGGCAGAGGGTGTTGCCCCAGACTTAAAAGTATAGGAGAATAATATGGAAATGGAGCGTATTGTTGATGTGCAGGTGAGTATAGCGGCACGGCCAATTACTCAAACAGGGTTTGAAACACCCCTATTTATTGCACCTCATACGGTTTTTGATGAAAGATTTAGGATTTATACAAGTTCTCAGGCAGCAGTAGAGGACGGTTTTGATGCTGAAAGTGATGTTGTACGTGCCCTTACAGCCTTCTTCAGTGGTAACTTTGCACCTGCACAGGTTATTATAGGTACACGGCAGTTTGATGACTACACCATAACAATTCCGGCAGGAAGTTATGATACAGCAGCAAAGTTTGCTATAAAGGTTGTTGCAAAAGATTCCTCTTCAAAGGTATCTGAATTTGTAGAATATACACCTTCCGTTTCTGAAGACCAAGATGCAGTGGCAACAGCATTGGCTGCTGCAATTGAAGGGGATGTGGCTCTTGGATCCCTTGTTTCAGCATCCGCTGTTGGTGGTGTTATTACGGTGACAGCAAAGACAGGGGCAAGAATACTATATCTTGGAAAGAGCATTCAAGATGAGGATGCTGTGGATGTTGTTTTTGAAACAACAAACATGGAGGATATTGCCGATACATTGACCGCCATTACACAGCAAACCAATGATTACTTTTTCATAACCTCCCACAGCAGGAGCGAGGTAGATATCTTGCAGCTTGCTGCTTATGCAGAGGCAAATAAGAAGATTTATGCTGTTGCTACCTATGATGCGGATATTCTCAATCCCGCTGTTATAGACGATATTGCCTCGCAGTTGAAGGATTTGCAGTATGAACTAACTATGCTTATTGCACAAGACGAAAATCAGGTTGGGGAATATCATGAATGCACAGCTATAGGAGAAATGGCTGCACTACAGGCAGGAAGTTCTACCCTCCACGGCAAGACGCTGCAAGGTGTCACTGTAAGCAAATTCTCTACAACACAGGAAGAAACAATCCTAGGGAAAAATGCAAACATTTATACAATGATTGCTGGTGTTGGATTCTTCCTTGATGGGAAGATGTCTGATGGAACATTCTTCGATGTTCAGCGCGGGAGGCTGTGGCTTGAAACCAGAATGGAAGAGGATATTTTCCTGCTAATCAAGCAGAAAGCAGATCTGGGAATGAAGATACCCTACACAGACGAAGGTGTGGGCATGGTTGTTACTGTTATGGAAAGACGCCTACAGAACGCCGTAGATGTTAACTTCCTTGCAGCAACGCCAAGATTCAAGGTGAAACCGCCTCTTGTTGCTAACATTCCTACAATTGATAAAGTAAACCGTTTCCTTCCTGATATTCCTTTCGAGGCAACACTGGCTGGAGCGATTCATAGAATAAAGATTAAAGGTATTGTAACGGTTTAAAGGAGTAATAAATGGCAGAATTTTTAGGAACTTATGATCCTGAAAAAGTTCAAATCCAGTTGAACTTTGAGAATGTTACAGGGTTTGCTCAAGGTAGTATGGTAACTGTAACACGGAACGAGGACAGGACAACAGAGCATGTAGGTACGAAAGGTGAAGTTTCCAGAGCCATAAACCGGAACAACACCTATACAATCAAATTCACCCTCCAGCAGACAAGTCGCTTTAATGCTGTGTTGAACGCACTTTCAAACGGCGATGATCTTCTGGGTGTGCCCACCATCATTCCCTTAAGGGTTTTTGATCCAAACTCCTATGAGCAGGTTTTTGCCGCAACCTGTTGGGTAAAGACCGAACCAGAGCGCGATTGGAGTAACGAAGTAGGTACACGTGAATGGACGCTTTTCGCGGTGAGTGTTGGTGTAACACCAAACGAGGTTACTTCTCTTCTTGGTGCAGCAGGAAACGCAGCAGGTATTTTATAAATGATGGGGGGGTAATACCCCCCTTAATAAGGAGGATTTATGTCTATAGAAAAAGAGTTTAGCATCAACGGTTTTGAGTTTAAAGCTAAGAAATGGAACCTTCCCCGCACATTGGAGTATCAAGGGCAGATTATGAAAATACTCACAGAGCCTCTGTCCACAATGGCCTCTGTAAGTAACGGAACACAGGATGATGATATTGTAGCAGGGGCTATCACTGCTGTTCTACTATCCACAATAGGCGAGATAGATTTCCCACAAATAACAAAAATACTTTTCTATAATGTTACCACAAAGAACAAAAACGGTGTAGAGGTAGAATGTACCCTTGAAAGGTTGGATGAGCTGGGTGTAGATTTTGATACAGTTATTCTTCTTTGTGTAGATATAATTTTATTCAACTTTGGAGCATTTATAAAAAACGACTTCGCGGGTCAGCTAACAAAGAGGATGATGATAGAACAATAACCGCTGATCCGTTATTTAAGAAGTATAAGAAGACAACAATCCTTACAGATGAGGATTTTTTCTTTCTAATGCCTATTGTTGACCCTGATTGTGGTGTATATGTAGATTGGAGTTCATTAGACTTAGAAACATTTACAAAGATAACAGAGATGAGGAACTTCATTATAGAGTACCGTAACAGAGAGTCTAAACAAAATTCAAAGGGGTAAATGATGGCAGAACAGAAGGTTGTTGCAGAACTAATTGCAAAACTTGAATATAGACTTGATAATAGGTCTAAAAGTAGGCTTAAGGAGTTTGAGAATAACTTAATAAGGGCCACAAGAAGACAGACAGACCTTACAAGAAATATTAGGACAGAAGCATCTACTGTTAAAGAATTAAACAAGGTGAAGGATAAGGCTGCTAGAGACGAAGAAAGGCGTATTACACGCCTTGCCAGAAATCAACTCCGTTCAGGAACGGCAAGATGGAACAAGATAAAGAGGCAAGAGATCCGTGACAGGAAAATGCTGCTTCGTCTTGAAAAGCAGCAGGCTGCTGAAGAGATCAGGCAACGTAAAGAGTTTATAAGGCAGGAAAATAAAAGGCTCGGTGGTATCCCAGAGAAAGGTACTTGGGCCGCTTTTAATAGGCTACGCGCTGCTGCTGTTGCCGCAACAGCTACATTTGGTGCGTTTCAAATAGCAAGTTCTGTTATCCAACAAGGTCAAGCGATGAACAGACTTCAGAGCAGTCTTATTGCTATTGAAGGAAGTGCAAAGGATGCCTTCCATACATTCCAATTCTTAACAAAAGAATCTCAGCGACTTGGTCTAGATATCGAATCTATGGCTGATGGTTTTATCAACCTAGCCGCATCCTCTAAAGGGCAGATTACAAAAGAAGAAGTAAGAGAGCTTTTTACAGGGTTTTCAGAATACGGAAGAGCTTTTGGTGTAAACCAGTTTAGAATGGAAAAAGGCCTCGCCGCACTGGCTCAGATGGCAGGCAAAGGCCAAGTCATGATGGAAGAACTAAAACAACAGTTTGCAGAACAGGTTCCGGGCGGTATGCAGATCTTTGTACGAGCAACCGGCAAGACTGTGGCCGAGATAATGGAGCTATCCGCAAAAGGCGAACTGCTTGCAAAAGATGTTCTTCCTAAGGTAGCTAAAACAATGGCTATAATGGCTAGAGAAGGTGGTGCACTAGAACGAAGACTAAAAGACGGTGACACAGCACTTGGGGCATTCTCAACGCAGTGGAAGCTTATGACAAAGACAATGACAGACACAGGGATGAACGCCGCTATGGCCGCGTTATTCAACTCCCTTACAAGTCTTCTTGAGATTTTACAGCCGTTTTCATCCTTCTTTGGTGGTTTTTCTCAAGGATTCATCTTTGCAATAGTGGAGCCTTTCCATCTTCTTGCAGACGCTGTTTATAATACTTTCCTTTTTATTGACAGAGCTTTCGGAACAAACTCACGTCAAGCTGTGCAAAACTTCGGGGAAGAGGTTGGTAAGATAGCTGGTATTCTTATAGGAATGGTAGCTCTTTGGAAAGGCTTTCAATTTGTAAAGAGAATACCGCGTATGGTGGCTGATATCCTGTATGTAAGAAGGATAGAGGGAGCCACAATGGGTGGTGGCGTATCTCCTATGGGTAAGTCAGGGAAAAAAGGAGGCATGGGCGGACTTGCCGGTGCTTTCTCTAAAAAAAGTGCCATGAAAGCAGGCGGAGCAGCTTTGCTTGTTGGTGGTTTGGCAACGGCCTTAAGCAGTGATACTGTTTCAGACTTTGCAAAGAATGTTACAAGTCTTGCAGCAGGTAGTGCAGGCATGGCTTTAGGTATGAAGGCAGGTGCCGTTGCTGGTGCATTAACAGGCCCACTTGCACCTATTGCTATACCAGCCCTTACAGTTATAGGCGGAGCAGCAGGCGGAATGCTTGGAAACTTCGCAGCAGACGTGGCAATAGATGGCATAACTGTTGTAGTAGATGGTGAACCACTAAATGCAAGAATAGATGGTGCTGTGGAAGCACGTATGCAAACAAGTACAAAAAGTGCACAAGCAACACTACCAAGGAGTATGCGATAAATGGCTACAACACAACAAATGGCCCTCCTGTTTGGGGGGCCAACTTCAAGAGTTTTACAGGGAACAAGATGTG